GTCTTTTTCATTTGGTTTTCATCTTGAGTTCGGAGAAAACAATTTCAACATTTCAGCACGTGAAAGTCGACGTGTGAATTGATCGGGGGTGACACCAGACTTCTTCAATCGATTCTGGAAGTCGGCGTCATCATATATCCCAGAATTTTCAAGGAATTCCTCCCAAGCATCATCTTGAGTAAGTCCAAACGATCGCTCCATGAACTTTGTTATAAGAGAAGACAAGAAGTCCCATGCGGCTTCATTGGTTCCTGCAGAATCAATGAGGAGCCCTATCCACCTAGAGGGCCAAATAAGTGGATTAGTGACTTCCTTCGCAGTTATCGCTGCCTTCGAAAAATAATCAGTGGTGGGTCGAAAAGGCATAGCAAAAACACCAGGGACGCCAACTTCTTCAAATCTCACGAAACTCCGCTTCAGGTAATTAAGTCCTGGGCGGTCAACAAAAGTGTTAAGAGGACGTCCTTGGGAGTCTCTATGAGTGAGAATAGTGGAAAAAAAAGGGTCTTGCCCAATATGGACGCGACATTCATCACGCTTAAGAGTCAAACCCCAGTTCTTGGAAAAGAACTCTTCAATAAGTCCAAATTTCCATTCAATCCCCTGGTGATCAGTCTTGGTTCTAGTCATGAACTCAACAATGGTTTTGGGATAAGCGAGGATACAATTGTCGCCATAGATTTTGCCTTTCTTTTTGCAAGCAACGAACGACGCTTCAAGGTCAGGACGTTCTCTTCGGAGTATACGATGGAGATAGAATTCGAAAGTGCGATTGGCGACAGCAACATATAATGAATCGCCCCATGATGTTCCATAAAGCCCAGAAAACATGACTCCAATCACCCATCGGTATTCATTTCCAACCCATTTAACCAATGTGACAGCAACAGAGTCGGCACTATCTGTCATAAAGGCACGCATGATCTCACGGGCAAAAATCTGTCCCTCAGTCAACTCTTCCGTCCTTTTGACACGAGACATACAAAGTGAGAACAACAGAGTGAGCATTCCGGGGAGAAGAGTTTGGTCAAGCTTTGAGAAATCGTACTCAAAGTACCCCATATGCGGATCATACGCACCAAGCTCTTGTGCGAGGGCTTCAGCTCCTCCACCTGCCCATTTAAACCCAATGCCGATCCTCCCCCGTCCATAGAACTGAGGGAATATATCAACATATAAGAGTTTATCGATAAGAAGCTTGAGCATGGACATGATGAAGAAGATTCTAGTCTTTTTGACATCGTCAAGGGGGCCTTTGACTTCAGCTTTAACAGCAATCTTGGCCATCGTTCGTGGAAACCAGTCAACACTGTATTTCCCAGCAGAAATCTCAGAAGCCACTTTCTTAGCAAGGTCGTTCAAATTGTCTTTGACACTGAGGTATGCATTCTCCTGGTGTCCAGTATTGACAAATTGCCAAATGACGTCGTCAAGTCTCTCTTCATATTGGGCAACATTTAAATATCCACATGACACTCCTTTCTTAAAAGGAATGGCCGCAATAGCAGCGGGAGTAAACTGACAGGGGTCAAGCAATTCGGAAGGGCAATGGGCAAACATCTGGGCAAACGCAAGG